TGCAAGTAAGACCCTAGGACACACACTGATAGTGGGAGAGGCGACCAAGAAGGTCATAGACCACAAGTTCTCTTTTGAATTTGTGGACAGCATCACAGTTAAGGGAAAAACCGAACCTGTGAATGTGTACACACTAACACGTTAAATACACATATAATGACACAATTCTTTAAACTAGTAGCAGAATTAGGATTACCAATTGCCGCCACAGTGGGAATGGGTGTGTTCATACTGTTCATAATAAGGTACATACTGAATGGCATAGTATCTTCTATCAAGTTCATTGAGAGTGTGATATCACAATTGGACAACAGAGTAAAGACAATGAACAACGACATACTTAAAATTGACCAGGAAGTGTCAGAACAACTGGGATTGCCAATAGACACAGATAGGGTGGCCAGGGCAGACGGCAAGACCGATGCGAGGAAAGACTAATGAGTAAATTCATCATAACAGCGTTTGTTATTGGTTTCATATTTGGATTCTTAGTTGGCATTTCAAGTACAGACATGGATCCTAATCTTATTGGCAGAGGAGTACAGGGATAATGGACATTGTATCAAAGACTATGTCAGTGACCAACATCATACAGGACTATGGGTTTCCCACTGTGGCTGTGTTCTTCCTAGCATACTTCATCTACTTCCTGTGGAAGTTTATCACAACAGAAATCACACCTAAACTGTCTTCAACATCTGCAACACTGATCAAACTCATTGACAGGATACGATTGTTAGACAACGACCTAATCAGGCTCCAGACTAAAGTACGTACTTTGCAGAAAAAAAAGAAGTAGTACAATATAACTTCCTTCATATCTGATTTAAATATTTGCATGAAATTCCTTATGGTAATGATAATATGTTTTGCAGAAGACACGTGTCAGGCAGTCTTTGATGCCACACAGTTCAACACATATGATCAATGCATGGCACAAGCACTCCCAGTCAGCAGATACATGAGAGACGTTTATGCTACATCATCTGGTGAGATACACTGCCTAAATTCAGAGGAAACAGTACAATACCAGGAATACTTGAACAATGGTGGTAAGCCAACGTTGAGCCTCGAACACCCAGAAAAGTCGTCAAACATCTAATTGACATTACCATATTTCCACAGTATAATTGTAAAATGTATCACACATACATTGATAACAAATATACAGAGAATCAAGTTAAAAAAATGCAATTTGCAGATAGCAAGAGCAAAACTTTCCATAATGTTATAAGTCAAGAACAACTCAAATCTCTACAAAACATAATTAAAAAAATAAAGTATCCTGAAATAGGAAAAACTAGTAAGTATGCAGGTGCAAATTTCCGTGATCCCTTGGGACAAAAAATTAAAGAAATTTTTCATGAACCACTGAAAAAAATTATCGGCGAGTATGATCTTGATTTTTATGCCTGGCAGGAAGCAATCAATCCATGGAAGATACATGCCGATATAAGATGGTACAAGGACAAACTGCCCTACAAAGTTATATTGTTTCCATTAGATGTGATAAGTGATTCAGATAGTTGGAAAGACACGTACACTATTGCATTCAAACAAAGGAACTATCTAGAAGGAAACAGAAATACCAACGAAGGTAACAAAGGAAACAGTAATCAAAGTAATTGGATTAGACCTTGTGAAGATAAAGGAACAAAAAATCTTTGTGAGGGTTACAATATATCCAAAGACGAACATGAAAAATATTTCAGCCACATGCCCTACGAGTTCCTCGAAGGTTTGGAAATTGACAATGTCTTTAAATGGACACCAGGTAGTTGTGTGACATGGGATCAGAACCAACTTCATTGTGCTGATAATTTCCTCACAAACGATATCAAAACAAAGTTAAGTTTAATTTTCTTTACTAATCAAAAACCTGAAGAATTACCAACAGACGTCTAGTTGACATTTAGTAGTTTCGTAGTACAATAATACTATGATTCATGCAATGATAGACCTAGAGACATTATCCACTAAACCCGACGCTACAATATTGACAATTGGCGGTGTCAAGTTTGATCCTTACACAAATGTAGAACCCTCACAGGGCTTGTACCACAGGATTGATGTTGATTCACAGACTCTCATGGGCAGGGATGTCATGGAGGATACAGTGGAATGGTGGGCCAAACAGGAGGAGGATGTTAGAGAAGAAGCACTAGGAGAGCATGATAGGATTGATCTAAAATATTTTATCAAACAGTTAAACAAATGGTGTGTGGGAGTGGACGTGTTTTGGTGCCAAGGTCCATTGTTTGATTATGCAATACTACAGAATTTTTACGCACAGATGAAAGTGCCCGTGCCATGGCAGTATTGGCAGATAAGAGATTCGAGAACTTTGTTTTCGCTTGTTCCACGTGACCCGAATGAGAAGAGAACAGGACTACACAACGCACTAGAAGACTGCTATTTCCAAGCAAGAAAAGTGCAAAAAGTTTACTGGAGTTTAAATATAAGAAATGTATAAACCATTACCTTACGGACTGACTATAAAAGAATCTAAAGTACAAGGGCTAGGATTGTTTGCAACAAAAGATTTTGACGCAAATGTGGTGCTAGGCATTGTTCACGTGCTTAATAAAAACTTCCCTCACGGTAGTATAAGGACAGCCTTGGGTGCCTTTTACAATCATTCAGATGAACCGAACTGCAAAAATGTTGCAGGATTCTGGCATCAACTGCCGGTCAAATATTTGCAAACAACAAAACCTATCAAAGCAGGCGAAGAGCTGACAGCAAGATATTCATTATACGATGACTTCAATGAAGACGGATCTTAAAATTCTTTACATAAAGATAGCCACACACATCATGCGGTATTTCAGATTTGATCTGCAACTGCATTTCTTCTGGTCTCTGTTCTTGACATTACTAGCAATATTTTGGCAACCATTGATATACCTAGGGCTCGTAGCAACTATCGTGAAAGAAGCACTGGACCTATGGACCAAAGGACACTGGAGTTGGGACGACTTCTGGTTTGGCTTTGTTGGATGGGTCATCGGCGTGTATGTTATATTGGAAGTCCTATGAAATGGTACACCATACAAGATCTTTACACTGTAGAAAAATACAAAATTAAACACAGTAAAATACCGGCCACGAAATGGATACGTTTACCATGTGTTTACAAAATCAAAATAAACTCGAAAGTTGTACACGTGGGTAGGTCAGACACCTGCAAAAAACACGGCGGCGCTGAGAAAGTCAGGAAGGCCCTGGTTAATCTCTTAAATGTTTTTGAACAAAATCCTTCGGTAACAAAAACAAAATATTGGGAGGAAATAAGGTTGCAACACAAACCAAATTCCATTAATATTAAGATAGGAATAATTGAAACAAATGCAATCGGAAAAACCTACCTACAAGAAAGAATATGAACCTGTTAATAGTGTTGACGAGAGCATATGGCTGGGTAACGACACCCCCATCATGGAATCAGATTTCACTTTCGTTTTCAAAGATAGATACCCTTGTGTAAAAGGACACACACTCTTCATTCCTAAAGAAAAAAGTTCAGAATTTATTGGCAAGTCATACGGTATGGCATATCAGTATGGCAAAGATAAAATTAAAGCAGGCGAGATAGCAGGATTTAATGTTGGCATGAATATAGGGATCTGTGCAGGACAGACCATCATGTGGCCACACATACACTTCATCCCACGTCACGAAAACGATAGCAAAGAGATAGGCGGAATGAGACATGCACATCCTGGTGCTGACCACAAGAAATATTACTGATGCCAAAAAGAAAACAAACAAAGAAAATTACAGCAGGACCAATATTCGTTTCTCCCGATGGTGGAGAGACTGTGTACCAACAATTGTCAAACGGCAATCGTGTCCTAGTGGAGCAATCACAGAAGGCTAAGGACGAGGAGACCGCTTATGATGAAGCGGAAATGGTGGGAGTTGAAGCCATCGAGCTCCGAAGAAAATATCCCACACTAAAGAAAGCATGGGATAGATATCGTGTCATATGGCGTTTAGTCAGTGATAATAACTGAAATGTACAACTATTCCAACTTCAATTTTACCAGCAGTATACAGGCTTCTGTGTGCGTCTAAAGGGGTGATTAAATAGTATTATGACCAAGTTTGTAAGCATTGTAGGGAACGGTGAAAGCAGGAGAGGATTTGACATATCTCCATTGAAATTGTTCAGCACGGTAATTGGTTGCAACGCAATCTACAGAGATTTCGTCACGGAATACCTGGTATGTGCAGACAGGCATATGTGCCAACAGGCCGCAAATGCCGTTGGCAAAGGAACAACAATACACACTAGGCCGGACTGGGCAGATCAGTTTGCACATTGGCCTAACATCAAAAAAATGCCACCCTTGCCTTACTCAGGAGACAAGAGACAGGATCAGCCGTTCCATTGGGGCACCGGACCTTACGCTGGTGTTTTAGGACTTACTTTCAAGCCCAAGGCAATATTCATGTTGGGTTTTGATCTGCACCCATTAGAAAAGGACAAAATCAACAACATGTACACTGGGTCAGAAGGATACACTTATATCAAGAGACCAGTGGATCCAAGTTATTGGATATATCAGTTCCACAAGTTAATGGGATATTCCGATCCAGACACAAGGTGGATTGTGGTAAACCATGATCGTTGGGAGATGCCCAAAGAATGGAGCCAACATGGAAATGTGTTCCAGGAAACATACGACGGTATGGCCAAGTTTATCAACAAGCAGTTGACAAAAAAGTAATCCAATATAAAATTACTGTATGATTAAACCAATGGTGGATCACCTGATGGTGCAACAGCAACTAAAGGCTCCACACAAGAGATGGAAACACATGGTGGGGGTGATGTGCCTCAACCTCACATATCGTAAACATGTTAAGATAATCTTACCAAAATTATTTGCTAGATATCCCACTCCCGAAGCATATCTACGTGGCAGGTTAAAGACACAACAGGAAATGTTGAAACCACTGGGCATGTGGGAAGTAAGATCAAAAAGAATAAGAAAGATGACAGAACAATATCTAACATGGGACAAGAAGGAAGCTAGTGACCTACACGGAATAGGCAAGTACGGTTCTGACAGTTACCAGATATTCTTCTTTGATCATATTCCACCTGACGTGCAGGACAAAGAGTTAAGAAAATACATTGACAAACTTGTAGGATAGTTTATAATAGTAATATGTTTGATAAAATAAAAGATGGAGATCTAGTTACTCTTAAACTGACTTCAGGAGAGGAAGTCATCGCGAAATTCACAGGCAAGGCCGACTCATACATCAGTATTGACAAAGCACTTGTACTGATGCAAGGCCCACAAGGGTTGGCATTTGGTACATTTTTCTCCACTGCCAGACAAGATGTACCATTCAACATATTCACTGACAAGATCGTAACGATAGCACACATCAATGATAAGATCGCTGATGAGTACAATAGGGTATTCAGTAAAGTTGTGGTTCCTGAGAAACCAAAGATTATCGTATAATGGCACACTTTGACAAACACTCTAAAAGTATCACCGCTCTTGTAGATGTATCAGAGGCCATGCTGAACGCTATGGAGAAACATGGCATCGATCCGGAGACAGTTTCTAATAGAAATGAGTTCACTGTGATGATACATTTTCTTAAGAGCATCATAGACGGCGAGTTAAATATACCAAATGATCTAACGGATCGCATCAGAGATACAGCTTTCCAGATAGACATGGATCAGAAGATTGACAAAAAGTTGAACTGATGATCGAGAGGACTCAAGACTTTCAACCCTCTATAAACACTCTGCAAGTCATCAACGCAAGGAGAAACGATGACTTACTACTCAACTAAAACATACGGACACAACATAGGACTGTCTGCGGTGTTTAGACAACCTAACGCAGATCACTCACACTGTCACTTACTGCACGGATACAGCCTGGCATTCAAATTCACATTTGGTTGCAAGGACCTGGACAACAAGAACTGGGCAGTGGACTTTGGAGGATTGAAACCACTCAAGAAATGGTTGGAAAACCACTTTGACCATAAATTGGTGTTGGACGAAAACGATCCACATCTAGACAAGTTCAAGGAACTGGAAGAACTGGATCTCGCCGAGATAACAATATTTGACGGCGTAGGTGCTGAGATGTTTGCCAAACACGCCTTTGATACCGCTGATGATATCATCAGAGCCGCAACAAATAATAGATGTTATGTCGTTGAATGTGAATGCATGGAACACGGAGCCAATAGTGCCATCTACAGAAAAGAATAAATTCATACATGATATGGTTAGAGTAGGCCTGACTGATAAGGCCTACTACTTCCAAGTATACGACACACCGTTAGGATACAGGTGGATGGAAGCACTCAAAGATAATCTCAAACATCAAAGGGTACTTGAAAAAAACTTTTGCTTCCTAGGGTTTGCTGACTCAAAAAGAGACCTGACTTATCTTGTTAGAGAACTTAATGAAAATATTGCAACAATCAATTCTTTCGAGTTTGAACCTCCATACGAAAGTATACATCCTTTTGTTGGTGACGACTTCCAATACAGCAGTAGCCTGCCCATAGGCAAGGCAATCAACGGTGATGAATCTGCAACACCGGGAAAAAGACTTAAACACGAAAGTTGTAATCTTCTACATAGATATTTTGAAGATCTACAAGGTACTGCATGGCAAATATCTAAATATTACAAACAGGCAGACCACGAAACCAAATATGCTATCAGGCAACTTAACAATATCTGTCATGAGATAGAAAGTTGGGTCAACTCAGATCGTAAAAAAGCAATAGAACCTGAATGGATGAGACCTTCTCAGATCACAACATTTTTGAATGCACCTAGACATGATTTGCATGAGAAAGACTTTGAGTTGTTCAAGCAGAACAGGTACGACAGAGAGTTGGGCGGTGTTTATCTACACTGGTCACAAGTAGGTAAGACATTGTTTGAGGTATTTAGAGATGAACATGCACCCGTCATGACCGAAACACTATGCTCAGAAATTAACCATCAAAAATTTTACTCCGGCGAGTTTGACATCGAGTGGGGACAGACGATAACAGAAACCGATCATGACTTTAAAAAAGAAGAAATGGATCAATACAGGACATGGCTTAAAGATAACGGATATGATTGGGAAGATCCTAAACTGTCACTGGGTTACATAAAGATAGGACAGGTGGACATACAGAGGACATTTGGCACAGATGCCTCCATCCAAGATATACATCAAACAATGAATAATAATTTAAATATCAAAAGTATTAGAACAATTACAGGTCCCACAACAGAGTGCGAATATCCTTACACTCTCGATAGCGACAGTTGGAAACAGATACAAATAGAAAGGTTAAAACAAGGTTATGAATCACGTAGTATGCGTTAAATGGGGGAACAAATATGTTGCAAAATATGTTAATGTTCTTGCCAGTATGGTCAAACGCCACACCACATGTGAATATCAGTTCCACTGTGTCACAGACGATCCGTCAGGAATAGACGAAGGGATTAACATCATAAGATTCCCAACAGATAAACCTTACATTAAGTCTTGGTGGAGCAAACTCTACATGTTTTCCCCGGAGTTCCCACTTGAAGGAAATATTTTATTTTTCGACCTCGATGTGGTTATATTTGATAATATTGATGACCTATTCCTAAAGGAACAAGGAAAATTTATGATAATAAGAGATTTCAACAGATGTAGAATTAAGGATTGGACACTTTGTAATTCAAGCGTCATGCGTTGGCAGTCGGGCAAACTAAATTATGTTTGGAATGAGTTCCAGGAGAGATCCGCACAGATTATGCAACAGAACCACGGAGACCAAGACTGGATAACAAAGAGAGCAATCAATGACACAAACTTTTGGCCAGATGAATGGATAAGATCCTACAAATGGGAAATGGTGGGATTGAAAGACACCAAACTGCTATCCAAGGACGGCAGAAAGTTTTTCAGGAATCCGGCTAAGATAGAGAATGGAAACAAAGTCGCAGTGTTCCACGGTAATCCAAACCCGATGGAATGTGCTGACCAGTTCGTCGAGGACAACTGGAAGTAATGACCACATACGGTAAAGTAAAAGTACAGAGAAGTAATCCAGGTTTAGAAAAAATACCAGAGGATTGTGGTTACATGCAACATTTTGAATTCAACATAGACATGAACAACAACGGTGTAGCAGGTGATTGCATAGACTGGTGCCAAACAAATTGCACCGGAAAGTGGGGTTGGTGGTTCAAACCCGCAGGTGAGATAGAAAACCCGGCCAATCACTGGGAGCACCAAAACGCCTACATGAGTTTTGAAAATAAAATAGATGCTACAAAATTCTGGATGTCCGTGGGGATTCAAAACAGTGGTACAAAGAAAGATAATTACTAGTATGAAATGGTTTGATATTACAGATTCTGCAAAAGGTCAAATGGAGAAACTGCTTGAAAAGAATACGGACAAGTACGCAGTGAGCCTGGCGGTGCTAGGTGGCGGTTGTGCAGGATTTAAATACGAGTGGGGATTCATAACAACAAAGGAAGAGATCAAGGAGGGCGACGAAATGACTGACTGGGGTACAGGCAGATTTGTTGTTGATGAAACATCCATGCTGTACGTGGCTGGAACGAAAATTGACTGGGTAGAAGAAACCTTTGGTTCACAGTTCGAGATATCAAATCCAAACAGTTCTAGTTCGTGTGGTTGTGGAGAATCCTTTGGAGTATAATGGACACAGCTTTCATAATAGGCAACGGTGAATCAAGAAATATTTTTCCAATAGAAACGTTAAAAGGCAACGGCAAGATATACGGGTGCAACGCCATATATAGGGATCATCCTAAGCTGTGTGATCACATTGTAGGAGTCAGCCCTGAGATGTATGATGAATTACTGCGTTGGCACAACGATGGCAAAGAATCTCCAGAGATACACGGAATAGACGACATACCGAAATGGAATTTCATATGCGAAGGTGACAAAGAAATGGAAGTTCCTGAGGGACTAAAAATATACAGGATATGGAGAGGTGGGGACATCAAAAAAGGAAAAATAAAAACAAATGACTTTTCCAAGTCCAGAGGTTCTGGTTGTTCGGCGGTGCTGATGGCGGCCGAATCGGGAATCAAAAACGTTGTGATTTTAGCATTTGACATACTGGGTGCCCAACAATGGGAAATGGATGAACCTAGTAGACTACAAAATAATATCTATAAAAATACTGTAAACTATCCTAACAGGGACAGCATGAAAGCATATCTCAAATACGAATGGATGTATCATCTAAGGCAGACGTTTAGGAAATTCCCCAAAACTAATTTTTATTTCATCAACAGGAAAGAATACATCGAAGGCAATACTTTTTTGAAATGGTACTTTGATCAATCCAATATAAAGTGTGGCACATACGCCGACTTACAAAGATGGATAGATGGTTATAGAGATGATATAAAATGGAAAGAACTATAGAGTCTTGGTACTGCTGGCGTCCAACTGATACACCCGACGCATCTTGACGCCCACTGACTGGGCAAACTTCTTGGAATCACAATTATTGCACACGTGTTTGTAGTCATTGGAGGCACGATCTGGATCTACTTTACTTTTTGGCCTATTAAACACTTCCGAACAGGCATCGCATTTGAACACATAGATCAGGTTCTTCCTGTGATAATTGTGCATGGTACCCAGTTTGCTCTCCCTCTTGTGCAACTTCATCGTTTTTAGGGTTTCTATGAACATATTACTATTTAATAAATACGAATAACACATTATGGCAAGATTAACGATAGACACAGGAACAGTAGGAAATCCAGCAACGGGCGATACCTTACGTACCGCTATGACCAAGGTCAACAGCAATTTCGCAGAAATGATGTCTGGCAACCTTTCATTATCCGGAAATTCATTGGTCAATGTTGACACGAACGGTAACATCATACTGGATCCAAACGGTACAGGACAGGTGCAGGTAAATGCAGACAGACTAGTGATCACAACAACAAAAACTGCAACTGCGGTTGGAAACACAGGCGACGTGGCAGGATCCATATCTTGGGACGCAACTAACTTGTATGTTTGCACAGCCAACTACGATGGTTCAACAGTAATCTGGAAAAAGATCACCCTAGCGAGTATCTAACATGGCTCAGGAAGTAATCGACATCGGAACACAGGCTGATGATGGTACAGGTGATACTATCAGAATATCAGGACTTAAACTTAATAATAACTTTACTGAACTGTATGCAACCGATTCCGGTAGTTCACAAATACATTTTATCCAGAACGAAATTTTCACAACTTTATCTAATTCCGACTTGGTGTTACAAGGAAGTGGTACGGGCAGAATAGTAACCCCTGGAATCACATTCAATGATAATAACATCGAAGCAAGAGCCGTTAACGGCGATCTAGTGTTGTCACCACACGGTACAGGTTCTGTAGTGATAGACGGCATCGGGTTCACTAGTGGAACCACAATCAGTGCAATTGATTCTTCGGAGGTGAAGATGAATGAAAACGTTTTGATAGGCGGTGGATTGATCGCAAATGGAACACACGGAACCACGGGGGCCGCAGTGCTTGGCTCAACTCTTGCTGTTTCAGACTTGGCGACATTACACAGTCTTACCGTTTCTGGTGCTACATCATTTGTAGGAACTACCACAGTGGACAACTTAACATTCAATGACAACATCATAGCCACAAGTTCAAACGCTGACCTAAATTTAACTCCGGGAGGCACGGGAGTCGTGAACGTTTCTAACATTACCATAGATTCAAGCATCAATCTGACAGACAATATTATGAAAGTAACACGTTCTAATGATGACTTCGTTCTATCAGCCAACGGAACAGGATCTGTCCAAATATCTAAAGTTGACATGAACCTAGGAACAGTCGACAGCACGGTAATAGGTGCAACGACACCTGCCGCTGGTACTTTCAGCACAATTACTTTGACCCCTAGCAATGAACTTACATCTAGTGGATTGTCAATATTTGACAACGAAATTACAGCAACAATCAGTAATGATACTTTAGAATTTAGAGCAAATGGATCTGGATATGTTTTTGTTAACGGAATAAGGATCCCAAATGCAGATGGCTCAGGAAACCAGGTATTACAGACCAACGGCAGTGGCGTGCTAAATTGGTTCTCATCTCCTGTCCTGTTTGATAACACAGACATGTCAGATGGTACAGCTTCTATATCTGGTGCATCGTCATCACCGCAGGTGATTGATACATTCAACAAAACAGTATATAGATCGGTTCAATATCACCTACAGATTTCAGACACCACGGCCAGCAGGTTCAGTTTAGTCGACGTAAATGTCACACATAACACATCAGGAGGGTTCCTGAGTGCTTATGGATTGGTAACGAATGATCCAGACGGTTATTTGCCTCTTGATTTGACTGTTGATGTAAGTGGTGACAATATTAGGTTGCTAGGAACAGTAAATAACACTAACAGCCAAGTGGTTAAAATGGTGAAAAGACTTATTAAGGTATAAAAATGGCAAGAATAAATTTAAATGTTGGCGGAAACGCTAATGACGGAACAGGTGATACGTTAAGATCCGCTATGCAGAATGTGAACACTATGTTCGCAGAATTATACGCATCACCATTGTTTTCAGGTGACATCACCGTTTCGGGTAACAACATATCGGCTAACAGGACTAATGATGATTTGGTGCTGTCTGCCAACGGTACAGGATCCATACGTTTACCTGCAATAAACATCAACGATAACAGAATTGAAGGAACAAGGACCAACGATAACATTAACCTTATACCAAACGGAACAGGTTCAGTTGTGTTCGGTGCAATAAAAATTAACGGAACTAGTTTCAGTTCAGATGATTCCACTACAATCAACATAAATGATCAACTGTCGGTCGGCGGTACTTTAAATGTAACAGGCACAACTACTTTGAATGGTGCAACTGTCTTGAGTTCAACTTTAAATGTTGAATCTGCATTGACAACACTCGGCCAGCTGACTGTGAATGGTGCCACAAACCTAGTAGGCATAACAACAATTGACAATCTTACTTTCAATGACAACACGATCGGATCAAGTTCCAATGCAGATATCAACCTTGCACCAGGCGGAACAGGATCGGTGATTGTTTCAAGCCTTACTGTTGACTCAAATATTAATATAACAGATAATGAGATAAAAACTACACAGTCTAACTCAGACCTTGTGATTGCTCCAGCCGGAACAGGACAGGTTGTGTTGGCAAAGGCAGACATCAACAGCGGAACAATAGATGCCACTGTAATAGGTGCAACAACTCCTGCGGCGGGTACTTTCACAACACTTGCAACTACACAAAGTATGGTAATAGATGGTGTTACTATCGCTGACAACACTATTACAACAAATGAAAGTAACTCTGCATTAGAATTATCAGGCAATGGAACAGGTTCAGTTTCTATAAGCGGTTTAGTTTTCCCCACATCAGATGGAAGTGCCAATCAATTATTAAAAACAGACGGAAACGGAAATCTAGGATTTGCAACTGCAAGTGCAACTCTTAACCACTCAGACATCAATGACAACAGTGCCACTGTGGCCACGTCAGCTGTGTCTGTTGTTGACTCATTTGCAACAGCCACTTACAGAAGTGCTAGATACTTTATTTCGATCTCTGATGCAACCAACAGTAGATTCGAGACTGTTGAAGCAAGTGTTGTACACGGACCTAGTGATGACAGTACAACAGCGGCTTTCTTGACTGTGTTTGGCTCAACAACCAATCACTCTGTACCTTTATGCACTTTCACAGCAGATATCGATGATGGTAATGTGAGATTGTTGGCAACGAACATCACGAGCAATAGCACTGTGTTCAAATTCCAACGTGTGTCAGTTGACGTATAATTTTACATTTGGTTTATAAAATCAATCATAAATATTCTCATAACAAGGAACTTAAACAATGGCAAAACAATCTATCAGCATAGGAACAAGTGCAAACGACGGAACAGGTGATCCGTTAAGAACAGCATTTAACAAAATTAACAGCAACTTTGACGAATTATACGGTGCAGACAATAACCTAACCACTCTAGACAGTAACCTAGACGTCAGCACTCACTCAATTACTACTGGGGTCACTAATGGTAACATCACAGTTACTCCTAATGGAACAGGAAGTATCAATTTAGGTGCAGTAAAATTCAACGGAACTACAATTAGTTCAGATGATTCTACACAAATTACAATAGCAGAGAATATACAGACAACCGGTGCATTAGTTGTAGCCGCGGCAGGTACCATTGGCGGTGCATTAGCGGCCAACACGTCATTGAGCATAGCCGGTGATGGTGCAACAGTAACCGGCATCAAAGACGAAGACAACATGGCGTCAAACAGTGCTGTAAAATTAGCAACACAACAAAGCATTAAGGCCTATGCAGACACAAAGGCGGCATTGACGGGTACAACAAATAATACAATCACAACGGTAACAGGTGCAAACGCAGTGCAAGGTGAAGCCAACTTAACTTTTAATGGATCAACTTTGGCAGTGGCAGGCGCCGCAACAGTTTCAACAACCTTGGGTGTGACTGGAGCCGCAACACTATCAGGTGGTGCTACTGTTAATGGTTTGCTTACAGCAGGTTCATTGACTACAAACGAAATCACAAGTAACGGATCAAACGCCGACTTAACAATCAATCCGTCCGGCATTGGAAATTTAGTGCTTGGTTCGATCACTCTTGAAATGGATGCTGTTGGAACGAAGATTGTCAGCAATGACTCAAGTGCAGTCACTTTCGGTGAAGGTGTAAATGTACTAGGCGCTGTCAATTCAGCATCTGCTGATATCAGTGGTGCATTGAACATTGGTGGTGATGCTACAGGTGTTAACCAAACATTGACCGGTTCGTTGACAACAGGCACTTTGAACGTTGGAGATTTGAACATACTTGCTGACGGAACAATTTCAACAGATACCAATGGTGACGTCGTTATTGATCCTGCAGGAACAGGAGCGATTGTGCTAACTGGTCCTATCACAGCAACAGGAACACAGACTACGACAGGTCAACTAAACGTTGACAATCTAAGACTTGATGGAAACACTTTATCTGCACAGACAGGTGGAATTACACTTTCTGCCGCAACAGGTCAAAACGTTACTGTCAGTGGAACAGGTGTAAAACTTACTGCCGCTGAGGCCAACTTCACATTGATGGAAGCAACAACGGTTAGAACAGACAAATTAGAAATAGATACGTCCAACGGTGATTTATCAATAAACACTCAAGGTACAGGAACTGTAGATTTCAACACTCCAACGCAGACCACTGTAGGTTCGGCAGGAAGTGCAACGGCAATACCTGCACAGCCAACTGGATATATGAAGATCAAGATAGGTGGAACTTTAAGAGTTATACCGTTCTACGATCAAGCATAATAACACAATAAGATCCGTCTTGCACAACGCAATATGAGAAAACATTACAACGACCGTAATAGACATAAGACCCCTTTTTCTGAAATCAAACGTTTGGAAGAGGCCATACGACGTGCTACTGACAAGATAGAGAAGGAAAGTCTGCAACAGCATCTCGAACACTTGATTCGTACACAGAATAATACTCGGTAATCGCCCATAAATACCTGCGTAAGGAGTATTTCAATGGCAACACCAGTGTGGACAACCACAGCAGGTAAAATTGCATCTATAGATGAACAAGCATCATTTTCGCTACAACTAGAAGCGAATGATCCTGTTCTTCCTGGTGATTCAACGGCCATAGTTTACTCCGTGATTGCAGGGAGCCTACCCGCAGGAATGCAGGTAACATCCACAGGCTTACTAACAGGTACTCCGGCTGAGGTTGCCAAGAGAACTCTTTACACTTTCGTCGTGCGAGCCACGGCCGG